AGTAGCGCCACCTCCAGGAACGCCTAACAACGGAAACATTTACTAATGCCATTCCAAGGCTACACAATGCCACCACCCTCTACAGGGTTGGATCTTGTAACTCCAATAGACAATATGGAGCCAACAAGTGCGCTTGAGCTAGAGAATATCTTTCCTGGCGCTGGCGCTCCCACTGTACGCCTTGGATATACTCAATTTGCTGATTTAGGTTCTAGTGCCCCAATTCAGTTTATACATGAATATCCGTTACAAAACGGAACTAATCAGCTAATTGCCGCGCAAGCTACAAAGCTATTTTCTGTTAGCAGTACGGGCACTGTTACCGATATTAGTAAAGTTGGTGGCTATATCTCTGGCGCGTGGAACAAAGAGATGTATCGAGGCAACTTCTATGTTGCCAACAACAGCGGTTCTGATGTGCCGCAGGTTTATACTGGTACAGGAGTTGCAGCAAATATAAACGCAAGCGGTGGCCCTTCTGGAGGATTAGCCAAACTTTGTAACGTAGCTTCTTACAGATTGCGATTATACTTTGTAGAAAAAGACTCCACCTTAATGTGGTATCACACCACAGAAAACGTCACATTTGTAAGTTCCCCGTCTTCGCTTAAATCGTACGACTTTAGCGGTATCTTTAGACGTGGTGGGTATCTTCTATTCACTGGCAGTTATAGCAACCAGACCGCACAAACTTCGCAAGACTTGTTCATGGCTGTATCGAGCCAGGGTGAGATAGTTCTTTATTCTGGATACTCACCAGATGACCCCAACTGGTCGCTTGTAGCTCACTTCATCATTGGCAAGCCGCTTGGTCCTAAAGCATTTGTACGCGTTAATCAGGACGTTTGGATCATTACTCAGCAGGGTATTGTACCTGTATCTGCTTTGTTTCAAACCGATCCAGAACAAGCATTAAACATTGTAAGCTATAAGATAAACCCACTGATTACTCAGTATGCAACACAAGTTGCACTAAGTGAGTTGTGGAATGGTTTCTTCTGGCCAGCAGGTAGACGGGTCTATATAACCTTGCCTGATTCAACCTCAAACGCAACGCTGTTAGTTTACAGCATTGATAGCAAGTCTTGGACTCAATTCATTCTATCGTCTACAGAGCATAATGTTGTTTCCTGCAAGTACAGTGATTTGCCTTTTTACGGCTCAAACACTGGCAAGATATATCAGGGTGAAACTGGATATGCTGATGCCGTAGTTGGTGCTAGCACTGGAGAATCAATCTCGTTCTCTGCTCGATGCGCGTTCTCATTTTACGGTAGTCGTGGCAATTACAAAGCCTTTAAGGATATTCGTCCACTCCTAAGAGCAAAGCGTGGCCTTACGCTAAACCTTGGTCTTGATACCGATTTCAAACGGCAATCTGTTGTAACGTCAGTCACAACGCCAGTAAGCACGTTTACCGCTTGGGGAAGCCCTTGGGGTGTTGGTGCTGGAACAATTAACCCGTATACCTTACTGCCATTACCAACAGTATTTACACCTTGGTCGGGTGATGTTGATTTTATCTTTGACCGTTTTGCAACAGCTGGACAAGGGCACTGCGCGGCTCTTCGATTTGGCGGAACTATTAAAAATTCACCATGCCAATTCATTGGCTTTGAAGTACGTTATGATGTAGGCGGACAGGTATAATATGGCAGCTAAAAAACCAGCAAATAAACCAGCACCAAGCAAACCAGTTACTAGAGGTGGTGCACTTAGCACTAGCCCTAGCAAGCCGCGAACAGATCCAAAAGTAGCGCAGCAGAAGGCTAGAGATACCTATCTGACTACAGTGCGCAACTTGGGCAACCTAACCGTGGGTTCTCCTGAGTACAACGCTGCACTTGCTACTGTTAATAAGACAGGCAAGCAGCTTGGATACAAAGAAGGAAGAATCAACACAGCAATCAATAAGTATGCACAGAAGGGTACACCTGGCGCACCTGCCGGAACTCCAGAAGCAGCGTTTCGAGGATTGGCACCAGAAGGACAAATTCAAGAGGTAGGTACTGATGCGCTTGCATTGCAAAATGAAGCATACGCAAGAGAAATGGAACGGATGCGACAAGGGCAGCCAGATTTCTCAGGTCAACTTGAATCGTCGCGTCAGCAAGCAATGGGACAGTTTGAGCGCACAATGGGACCAGAGTTTGAGCGTCAACAGATGCAGTTGCGCCAACGTATGGCAGAACAAGGCATTGACCCTAACAGTGGCGCATATCAAGCACAGATGAAGATGCTTAATGATTCTCAAAGCAATGCGCGTCAAAACGCTATGAGCGAAGCATTTACACGAGGTGCTGAGTATCAACAACAAGGATTTACACAAGACGTTACTAGCAGGACTATGCCATTCCAATTTGCTCAGATGGGAGCTGATGCATGGAAACTTCCATACGCTGCTAAAACACAAGCTGAACAAGCAGAACTGGATAGGCAGGCACAACTACAAGCTGCTCGATCTGGTGGTGGTTCAACAGTCGCAGCTGCGCGCATTCAAGCAGATGCTGCAAGGGATGTAGCGGCAATGGAAGGTATAAACCGATATACTCAGCCACAAAGACAGAATCCTTTAAGTGCTGCTGCTCAAGGTCTTGGAACTGGTGCTGGCGCAGCGGCTGTAAATAACTTAACAAGGTAAACAATGGCACCAACAACACTCGCAGATGCACTTGGTGGTCTTCGCATAACTGGCGCGGAAAACCCTTATGGAATGGGTCTTATTGCTCTTAATCAAGCAGCACCTAGTCTTTACAATCCATACGGTAAGCCAGCTGGTAACTTCGGTATTGCTCTTGGCCAAGCCCTATTATCTGGATTGCTTGGCTATCAGGCTAAGAAGCAAGCTACTGAAGAATCGTTGCAAGCTACAGACCTTGCTACGCAGTTGCTTAATAAGCCAGCAACAGAGCGAACTACGTTCCTACAAGGACTGCAACAACAAGACGTTCCTGCCAATGTTATGGGCAGACTTACAGAAATTAGTCCAATACTCATGCAACAAGAGCTTGCGGCACAAGCTGAACAAGCTGCAGCTGATAGAAAGTTCAAAAATGAACTAACCATTGCAGGAGTAAAGGAAGGATTGTTAACGCCAGAAGACTACCAAACAATGATTGGAGTTACTCCAAAGGCTAGGCCAGTTGATACATCTATTGGTAGACCTATTGAGCAAAAACTATTCGAAGGCGAAACGCTTGATGAAAAGCGCAATAAGTATATTGAGCAGGGCAAGCGAATGGGCATGACTGCCAACAAAGCTTCCGATGATGCTGATAGAAGGCTTACAGTTGAAAAGCAATCAAACAAAGCAGTAGAAGCAAAGATTCAAAATGCGCGAGAAAAGGCAGCTATTGTTTCTAATCTTGCTGCTATCGCAACTGAAGGAGTTGCTGGGGCTGGCTCTACTGGCGGCCCAGCTCTTTATGCTGGAGGTCGTGAATTAGCATCGTCTTTATATCAATATGCTCCAACAGAAGGTGGGAGAGCTGAAGCACAACAACGCGCTTCTACTCGTGTACTTGATTCTATTAGACCTGAGATTGTTAAGGCAGGTCGTTCGCCTGGCGCTGTAACTGACTTTGAGAACAAACTATTAATTGGTGCTGGTCCTTCCAGTGATAAGACTCCAGAAGAAAATAAAGCTCTTATCAAAGGAATGGAAACTAGAGCACAATTAGATAGTGAGTATGCTGATTTCCTTGAAACATATCTTAACCAAAAAGGAACTTCCATTGGTGCAGATAAGTTGTGGAATGAATACAAAAAGAACGAAGTGTTTACTGGTGGTACTTACAATCCAGATAGGTCTTCATGGGTAGAATACCTTGGAGCAAAAAGAGGCATTGTGCCACCAACAGATAGTGGTTCAGAAAAAGCAGCACTTATTGCACAAATCAAAGCGGCAAGAGCAGCAAGAGCAGCAAAGCAAGGTAAGTAAGATGGCAGATTTAGAGAACCTATCAGTTGAAGAATTGCGTTCGATGCTTTCATCGATTGAAGGTTCTCCAGCGCCATCACTAACACCAACTGCATCTCCATCAGGCTTAAACTATCGCGGGGCTGCCGAGACCGCGACTGGTGGCCTTTTAAACGTTGGTAGTGGTTTAACGCTTGGCGCAATGCCTAAGATTGTGGCAGGTGGCAACGCGTTAATTGATGCCTTACTAGGTCAACAATCTATTAGCGATGCTTATACCAATAGACTGGCTCAAGTAAGAGCATTAGAGGGCGCGTATAAACAAGCAGCTGCTCCTGCATCTATTGCTGGAGTGCCATTAACTGAAATTGGCAGCTCATTATTGATGCCTATTCCAAACGTAGCCAAAGCAGCAGGCCCATTAAAAAGCATAGCAAAGCAAGCTGGCGTTGGTGCTGGATTGTCGGGAGGTCAAACGCTTATATCAAGCGATAAGCCAATAGAAGAGCGTATACAGGATGCTGCTTCTGCTGCTGGTGTTGGAGCTTTATTTGGTGGAGGCCTTGGCGCTGGCGTTGAAGCTGTAAAGGCGGTTCCAAAACTTGCTAGTGCATTGACTGAGTATGGACAAGGATTGCAACGTAGTTCGTTAGGTCTTCGAGCAAGCGATTACAGCAAGAAACGTGGCAACAGGTTAGTACAAGCAGTAGAGAGCGAAAATCCTACTATAGAAACTTTGCCAACTGATTATCAAACTCAAGTTAGAGTAAGTGCTGATAACTTAATTGAAAAGAATGTACTTGGGTCTACTCGAAACCCTGAAAAACTTTATTCAAATTTGATTGCTGAAAAAAGCAACATAGAGCAAAAACTTCAATCAACGCTAGAAAACACGCAAAAGGATGTTGGCGCAGTTCCACTGCCAGACACTAGCCGAACAATTAAATACATCATTGATAATGTTGATG